GCCTTCTACACCAGTGTCAATCTCATTCTCGTCAGGCATGGGTATTCTCCATGGTTATATTCTCTCTATACATGCTGAATGTCCTCAGGATCTAGGATAGTCGCAATGACCTCATCATCGTTAATGATGCGTACCTCCCCGCCCTCGATCTTAAATCGAGCACCGGCATAGCGGCCAATACAAACCCAATCGCCCTCACGAACCCATGACTCTGGATTGGAGCCAAACTTATTAGGGTCCTGATACGCAAGAGGTCCTATCTTCAATACATAGGCTACCACTGTAGCTAGAGCTTCTCTGTCACGAACGGCATCGGGAATATGAATACCCCCTCCCGTTGTGGCCTTGCCCTTATACGGCATTACCAGAAGTCGCCAGCCCGTGGGCATTGGCAGTCTTTCTTTCAGCTTCTTCGATAAAAGTGCAGGATCAAGCACCCTGTCTTGGGAAGGTACATAGGCACCAACTAGAGTATCTATGGTGCCTTCCTTCTGCCTTTTCTGCTTCTTCCGCGAATCCAGAACACTCTCTGGAACGTATAGTGTCTTTGTCATTCATCCTCCGAGGATTGCAGGAGATCCTTTATCTCCTGTTCTGCAAATTCTAGTCCCTTCAGTTCCCCTATAAGGTATTTATAAGACTCCATGTCTCTAGGGCTACCGTGAAGGATAGAATCTTGTGTTAGTTCTATGCGACCTTGGATAGCTTTTAACAAACAGTATGCAAATGTCGTTGGGTCGGCCATGTACTAGTATAATCCACTGAATTTATGCCCGCACTCGTTCTTGGGGATGCGTCCATGAACGGAGCCGCCCTTGGAATACTTGATAGGGCCGCGTGGTTTAGAATCAGTTGGGTCGGTAGTATAGCCAAGTTCGTCTACTGTAGGGTCATCGTTAGAGCCGTCGTCTTCTGTATCCATCAGAATGTTCCCTTTCCGTCATTGTTATTAAAGTGACGAGCACGAACCTGACTATCGGTGCCCTGTATCAAATTACTATCCTCTGGTCTTTCTTCCCTGTGGTAGCACATCCGAGGAATACGACCGAGGCTCATGAGCATAATAGTGCCCCCATGACCACGGTTCATTATAGATTCCGCCCAGCCAGTATCTGTGCTCTCGGCAATCATATCCTCGGAGCCGTCCATCTTCTTTTCTTTCTTTATAAGTCCCCCCAATTTATAACCGTGTTTCTTCCCAGATACATTATTTCGCATTAGACCTTCTCCTAGCCTTCTTCTTTGATGCTGCGGAAGGTAGCTCCGCGTAGTGATATATTTTCTTGCTGCCGTCAGTGTGCTTCGCCCCCGTATGTAGACCGCCGCCGGGCATGGTATGCATTGCACCGCTATGCTTCCTGCCATCCTTCAGATAATGCCCCTCAACTTTTGTCATCAGTGTCTTAAACCTTGAGGGTTCTACCAGTCTCTAAGGTTCCATCATTGTCCTTTAAGTATTCCACCAGATATTCCACTTTCTTGGGCGTTTCGACAGAAAAGATATTCTTCAGTTCCGCATACTTCGTTTTTCTCTCGCGTTTCTTATGCGCCTTTTCTAATGTCGGAAGCTCGGGTACCGAGACCTTAGGCAACTTCGCCATTGTTACGTCCTCCTGTCTTGTTGTTCCATACGCTCGCGGCTTACTTCCGCTCTAAGAAGTGCAATATCTTCCTGGGAGTCCATCTTCTCCCTCACGAGACCTTGGCGCTCGCCCTCCTTCTGCTCTTGGAAATCCTGCTTAACGGCGAACTCCTCCGATTTCCGCTGAATATCAGTGGCCTTAATGTCCAGCTCTTTAGACCGTAGCTGTACAAGCGGGTCTACCTGTCCCTCCATCGGGGGCATCAGAGCCGTCATGACTTCCTTCGTATATTGAACTATAAGTGTGGCCACCTGACCCTCCACATCCATTGGAGGTTGTTGCATACCCATTGGGGGTTGCATTGGAGGTTGCATACCCATTGGAGGTCCCATTGGAGGTTGTTGCATACCCATTGGAGGTCCCATTGTAGGTTGTTGCATACCCATCTGCTGGCTCTGCGCCCTAAGCATCCTCATCTGAGCATCCACCGCACCTCTCGCCTTATACGCTATGTGCTCGCATAAGTGCGCCTGAAGAAGTGCGAGTATAGGTGGTGTGGACGACGGGACAGGAGTCTTCATAAAAATAATATGCGCCATTATATGGGAATCGTGATCCTGATCCTGAAACGCCTGTAATGTCTCTTGAAGGATGGATCTGGCATTCTCTATTGCAGGGTCCATTGGCTGGGGAGGCTGCGGGGTTGGTAACAAAGCCTCAATGTTCTGCACCCCTACGGCCTCATAGATACGGCGATAGGCTTCATACAGGTTATGCATCTGTGGATTGCTCTGGGCAAGCTCAAGCTGTGTCTGAGCCAAGGCCAGTCGTTGAGACATCGAGAAAATGTTTGGGTCCGAAACGGGGATAACATCTACTCGGTCATCAAAGTCCGTCTGCTTGATAGACGATTCCGCTCCGTACACATTATACGGGTACATCGGAGGTAGTGATTCAGCGAACACACGACTCAGCATCCTAAACTCTTGTTTTTGTGCATAGTGCAGTCTTTTGTGTATGGCTGACATCACCTTGGAACCACGCTCCAAGAGAGCGACGGTTGTTCCTACCGCAGCTTGCTGATTGCCATCTCCCACCTGCATATCAGTAATAGCCGCGAATCTACGTCCCGCATCCACCACAAAACCAAGAAGCTGCATCAGCGTCTGGCTGGGTTCCTTGTATGGAAGCGGAAGAATACTTTCTTTAAGAGCGCCGCCAGGGACATCCACATCGCGGAACTCGCCAGGAGAGAGAGGCTCATCAGCATCGCGGATACGAATACCGCGAGCCTTAAAACCAGCAGGAAGGTTAGCAAGAGTCCCAGCATCTATTAACTGCCTCAGTATAGAAGTGGCCGATCTCCCCAAGCCGCCTATCATATGAAGAAGGCCAAAGCCATAGAACCCTAAACCCGGTAGAAACTTGTAATGGGAGAAATACTGAACCTTACGATAGAACCCGTCTCCCTCTTTCCAGTTTCTGCGGATGGACAGAACCTTCGAGCTGCCTTCGTCAATAGTAACAATGTAGGGGAGTTTGATGCCGGTGGGTTCATCATCCTCTGAGCCCATATGTTCAAAACCGGGAAGGTCTAAATCGGTATGCACCTCCAGTATGGTGCAGTCCTGCTCGTCCCCTCCCGTCTTCTCAACACCCATCAAGCTACGTTCTTTCTCCCTCAACTCGTTTTCGTCATCGTAGGGGGAAAGTTCAACCTCCCTGTAGAAACCAACCGACTGGAACTTGCGAATGTCATTCGTGTTCATTCTAATGACATGGGTAATACGGGAAGCAGAACTTAGATCGGTGGCATTATAGGGAACCAGTAAATCATCCGCAGGGACAAACCGTGAGACAGCCCTGTCAAGGATGTCATCAAAATATACCTTCTTGAAGGCACTCCCCGCCAAGGGGAGGTAGAACAAAAGACGATCCATCTCCGGGTCATATTCGTCCATCACATTCATGATCTGGTAGTTCATGAACTCCTGCACCCGACGTGCCTGTAGCTCTACCTCAGGGGACGCAACTCCGACGACCTGAGTGCGAACAGGGCCGGAGCTAGGAAGAAGCTCGGTATACGCCTGCGCCTGAAACTGGGTAACTGCCTCCGCAATAATAGGATGGGTTACACCGCTGGAGCCTCGGAAAGGTTCCTCCCTGCTATCATACTTTATGCCAAGGAGCCCCAGACCCTCAGTATAAGCGTCTTCCCATTCCTGTCGTCCGCTCTTGTCGTCCTCAACATATCCGAGCAACTCCGACGAAATGTCCATCAGGTCTCGTTCGTCCATAGCTTCTGCAAGATTGGCGTCAGGCTGCGACAGAAGTTCCTCCTCGGCCATACTTTCGAGTTCGTCCATAAAGGACTCCTCAACGCCCTCCTCGTCAGGTAAATATATCTCCTCTATGTCAAGTCCCTCGTCATCGCCGCCAGCCAGACCCCCAAGGGGCATCCCTTGGGCAGGCATTACGCTATCAAGAAGTGATACGGGTTCCTGAGCCATTATTTACTTACCCCCTTGAACTTCTCGAAGGTCCTAAGTCCCCCCAAACCTAGCATACCCATCAAAACGGGCATCATCTGAGACATATCCAATGCCGGTAGGTCTATGAGATAACCTGTCTGGGACAGGATGAACTGCAAGATAGGCAGCACAACGTATGACCACGCAAGGGACACACCGCAGGCCCAGCCTATAAATGGCCGCCATCCGCTTACAAAAACGGACCTGTGTGCGGCTTCCGTCTTGTTTATATCTAATTGGGCCAGATCTATATTGGCCAAGTGAGTTGCTAACTGCTGCTCTATCTCTCTCTCGGCCTTGGCTCGCGCTTCCTTGTCCTCGGGCAGGAATCGTCCAATAACATCCGTTATAGCGGGTAAGAGTGCTGGTATCAGCGAAGCAATCATCTTAAATGACACCCTTCTCCTTCAGGACAAATGATCCGACACCTATAACCATACCAGATATTACT